CAATCTCTCCCTCTGTAATGGTGAGACGTTTACCTCCGTTGGGCCAAAGGTGCTGGCCCCAGAAATAGGTAGGGCTACCAATGGAGGTGAAGTCCTTACCCTCGAAACGAACCTTCTGACTTACGATGGTTCTCTCAGGGTTGCGGTAGGTTGCTACATGGCATGGTTTACCATTGTGTTCACCGATGCGGTAATCATACCGCTGACAAACGTCTTTGTGTAGACCTCTGTTTGGGAGAGCCATGACGTCTCCTTGAATGAACTGTGGTGTATCTCTGTGTTGTTCTGTCTGCTGCATTTGTGTGTTCTGTTCTTTGTTGTGTTGGTTGTTACGACCCGGTGTGAACGTGCCGCAGACAAAGCATTTAGAGCTTTCGTCTTCGTTGACGGCGAGGCCGTCGCTGCTACCGCACTCTTCGCACGGTAGGTGTGTGTTTATGAAACCCATTCTTCTGGTATTACTTTTTCGCACCATTGAAACCCATGCTTTTCGCACCAGTCGCTGTAGCTCGTCTTGCTTTTTTTGTTGAGCTTGTTTTTAGCATTCTGGAAACAAAAGCGTATATCTAGGGTTGGATTGCATTCGCGGACTTTCAGGTGCTTTGTCCGGTCTGCTGAAGTAAAATAACCCTTAACTTCAACTAACACCCCATTAGAGAGGATGAAGTCGGGTGTGTAGTGGTGGACTACGGTGTAGTTGAACCTCTCTGTCTCGTAGGAGAAGTCAACGCCTCGCTTTTGCAAGCCAAGCGCTAACCTTTCCTCGAAACGAGAACGGTATCCGTTAGAACGGAGCGACCGGGTCTTGCGATTCCAACGCATCATTTAAGTTTTCTCCGGTGGAGGCCGACGTGTAGCCGTCAGCCTCTGTGCTGAAGGAGGAACCCCCACCACCACCGTATTCAACTAACTCCAAGACCTGAGCCTCTTTGAGACGAAGAGTGTAACCCCATCCTTGCGAGGAAACAAACCAAGGACTGAATACAACACTCATACGAATACGAGAACCGGAACCAATCTTGGGTTTGTTGTCGATGATTTTGACTTGGCTGTCGTAGAGAGGAATATTGAATTCGATGGTCTCTCCTTTGCGGGTGGTAATCTTAGCTTTCTGTTTGGCTAGGATTTCGTAGTCACCATCTTGGGTGATACGTACAGGGCAGCTAGGTGCTTTTCGCACTTCTTCTCCTTGTGCTGTGCATTCAGCGGCGTAGGCGGCGTCAGCCATCTTATCCACCTTAGCTTTGAACTCTGCGAACTCCTCTTTGGTTACGTGGAGCTTACAGGTGTAAACCCCTGCTTCATGGAAGGCTGTGTCAGGTTCTACCAACTTAGGGTAGATTGCGGTTCCGATGGGGGTAACTAACTTATTAACGTCTTTACTCATGCTTGTATTTGTTGTGTTTGGTTTTAACTGAAGAGATACTGACTATGTTTGACCGTGGTTGGGTCGAATGTTCCATACTCAGGTAACTCAGGGTATTCTAACTCTGTGTCAGAACGCCGCAAGGTATTGTCTAATTCTCGAAGAAGGTCAACACTAAAAATTTCAGAAGCCGCTTTTCTTATCGAATCTGCTAGGTCTTGAGAGCGTGTTGAGTGGGTCCCGAAGGAGTCATGAATACACGCGAAGTCGTAGATACCCAGTGAGTTAGCGGAAATTACGCTGCGCGTAAGAATGGACGCATCAAGCGAGTGAACAAAGTTTGGAGAAATTCCTTGTTTTGCTCTTGCCACACTTAGTTCGTCGGTGCTGTCGCGGAAGTTTACCCACGTTGCCTCCCCTGCAATCTTCGTAGAAACAGACTTCGATGTTTGCTTGGTGTAGTGCTGCAACACCGGGAAACCTGAAGGGCTTGTCCACTTCACATCCTTCCCGGCTCGCGTCAACACTTTGGCAACGCCTTGTAGGTATTGCATACACTTGGTTGGCTTATCAAAGACCTCTTGAATGGCTCTCCAAATGAACTTAGAAAGGTATCCAGTAACCTTGAAACGTTCAGACTCGCTAAAGGGATTGTCGGCGTGTTCTTTGCGTAGTCTGTCCTGATACCACTCGTCAATGTAGGCGCGACATGAGTAGAATGTTCCTCCATACGGATATACCATGGTAGGTCGTTTGGTAGCTTTTCTGTCAACGCCAAAAGCAAGCCATTTTCGAGCTACTATATTTCCCTTAGCAGCGTCTTTTTGTAGTTGACTAACAGCTCTCGCTGCAATGACCGCATAGATGTCCTGTGGAGCTGGAGTAGGCGCTGCGTTGGTGGCGTATGCTGTCTCTTCACATTGCGTAAGACAAGCGAGTAGCTGCAAGCCGTTGTTGGTGGCATCCTGAGCGCACGGGAGTTTGGTTTTTACTTTCCCGGTGCGTGTGTATTCAGCCCATTCAAAGCACCACGCGAGGTGTTGCCAAGGACTGTCGGCGTCTTTCCAAGAGAGATGTTTAGTGGGGGCGGACGCAATCAACTGAGCCTCCTCTGCGTAGCTGTTAGCCCACTCTACACGCTCGTCCAGAGTCACCTTGTCGTTACCGTAGGTGTTCGCTCCGTGTATGGCTAACCACCGCGCTTGGTCTGGTGTTTGGACTTTTTCTTCTCGGAAGAACCTCAACAACCCCCTTGAGGGGTCAGCGTTTTGGATGTTTAGGAATGACGGGATGTTGTAGACCCTACCCCGCCAGTCTACGTTGGAAGGAAAGAAAAAACGACTACCCTCAAACTTCTTTGCTAGGTGAAGAACTTTTGCGGTCAACAGACGCCGGGACTTGGTCGATAGGTTGATGTCGTATATTTTAGCAGCCTCTCGTCTCCAGTTTGTATTGGAATCTTTGTTGGTCTTGAAGTCCCTCGGCATGGGAGGTAGCTCCTCGTCTTTACGGTTTGGAAGGTCTCCGATGTTTACGTTGTTTTCCCAAGCCCACTCAAACACCTCTTTGACTTCCGGGTTTATTTCCCACGGCGTTTGTTGAATGCAGTTTACAGCTTCCATGGATTCTTCAAGTCCTCCCTCAATAGAACGAAGGTAGTCCATGTTGGAAGATTTAATAAAACAAACAGGAGGTAGCCTGTCATCCTGCGGATAACCACCACTCCAAATACCCGTCCAAGGCTCTGGTAGGTCCACGGTAGGCATCCAGAAGGGTTCTATGAGTTCACGGTTGTCGTTGTAGTTCTCAATCCAATCTATTAGTTCACTGGTGGGCGCTACGAAGCGCGTAGGGCGTCTTCCTGCTCGCTCAAGGACGTAGTTGTATTCAATCAACCCGGTGCAGCTACGGAAAAGCTCTACCGCCGTAAGCCCTGCGCTAGCTTTGTCCCTAGTAGCCCACTTTTTGAATTCTGGCATGAGCCCCTTTTTTACCTCGTTTTTCATAGAGGAGCGAATGTGTCGGACTTTAGCGTTTAATCCTTTTCTACGCTTAGCCCCCAGCAAAATACCAGAACCTTTCTCCTCATTATTTTCTAGCAAAAAACGACATCGAACTTCGTCTTCTAGTCTAGCCCCTAGATAAATAGCAACTTGAGACAATGGTCTCTTTTTTGTTATGCTGTCTATGATTGCTCGGGTAGCGATATAAGCAATAACTTTTGGCTCCAGTGTTTGTAATTCTAACTGGTATCTTGCTGGCGTAGCATACCCTCTTACCGTTTCCAGCCATTCACTGATTTTAGTGGTGTAGTTAGGTAAAGCGCTACGCATTAGCGTCTGGCCGTATCTAGTCTCCATCTCGGCGTCTCGACCTTTAGCGCTTTCTATCTTTGCCCGGTAACGACCAATACCAAGAGTTACCATTGAGTTATTTAGTTCTTCTTGTGAGATTTGAGCCATAGCGCCGCCATTTACTATAGTCTACTGGGTAAGTCAAGAGTATTATAGGCGGACGCAATCACATGATAGTGAAACGACTTGCAGGTGTAGCCGGACGCAATCAGATGATAGTGGGGCGGTTGTCGGGTTGTGGTTGCAAAAGAAAAGGGAGAACCTAGCTATGAAGCCGGGTTCTCCCTTGTGGTTATTGCGTGTTGTGTTGGTATAGCTTATATAAAAAACCTATTAATAATACCCAATGTAGGAAGGGTAATGTGTATAGGAAACACCACCACGCGTCTTTTAGTCTCTCTACGGTCTTGTTGGTCAATGTTGTGTGTAGTTTATGTTGGAGACTTGGGTGTCCCAACAAGACCTACAGTCTTTACATTGATTGTCCTGCTTAGGTGCTGGACAGTTTTGGCTGTTTGAGAGAGTCTGCGTCGCTCCTACTGATGATGTAGTTATATTTGCGGTTCCTATGGAGGGGCGACGCAGGGTTTGACCAATGGTGTTAGCGCTTATCCTTATGGTAAGGTTTGGCGCTACTTCGTTGGTCTTTACCCATTCCTTCACAACACTAAATTCCCTAGTGGGTATCCAGAATATTATGTGGGGAAGGGCAAAAGCTATGTTGTTGATGGCGGACAGGTGCTCTGGGCTTTGGATGTCTCCGCTGTCGTGCCATCTGAAGTAACCGCTTTTTTCTTTGCGGTTGATGAGTTCTGTTATTAGGTGTTGCCAAGTGAAGGTATCTGAT